AATACTACATGGAGTAGTAGAAGCATAGGTAGTAGTATTGACGATATTATTGATGTTGCATCTATACAGTTTGACATGCCAGTATTAATTAACCCACCTGCAAAAGTTAAACAACAAAAACTTATTCATACTATTATTAATCAACTATATAATCTGGATGATGCAGATTTAGATAATTTTAGACAAAATACTCCATTTGATAGAACTTCAGTTGAATATACTGTTGTTACATTCGAAGATAGAAAAATTAAATACGAAGATGGTGAAATAACACTACTTGCACTAGATGGCTCTAACTTAGATTCAAACGATGCTATCATTACATGGGAAAAAGATTTAAAACCTTTTGGAACATTACGTCCTGGTATTAGTCAAATTAGATTAAGAAAAAATTCAGAACCAGGCAACGACGAAGATGATATAATTGGAAAACTATACGAACATCCAAATAACCCTGGAAAATTAAATGTTACAATTGACGAAACTACTTTGCCAACTAATACATTGAGTCCTATTAATGGAATAATAAACGGTATGATAAACTATCCAGGCGATGGAACTGTTCCTGCTCCAAATACTGTAGGAATTAGATACTTATTAATGGATTCTATTCCTGTTAGTTCAAATTGGAATGGATTATCAACCGCTAACAAATATGATATTGTTGAGTTTGATGGAAGTGGATGGTCTATAGTATTTAATGCTAGTTCTAATATTTCGTCTACTCATTACTGTAATAATATATCAACTGGTGACCAGTTAGAATGGAAAAATGGTAATTGGGTTAATAGTTACGAAGCTGTATACAATGCAGGATTCTGGAGAATCTACTTATAATGATAGAAGCAAGTGGCTGTATTTTTCTTAGCTCACATACTGGAAGAATTTTATTACAACTTAGAAGCACTAATGTTACTCATTCTAAAACATGGGGATTTTTTGGTGGGAAAAGTGAAGAACAAGAACGTCCAGCAGAAACACTAAGACGTGAGATAAAAGAAGAAGTAGGTATAATGCCCGAAATAGTAAAAATTATTCCTATAAGCAAATTTACAAGTGGGAATGGTAAATTTGTATACAACAGTTTTGTTGTAATAGTTGAAGAAGAATTTATTCCTATTCTCAACGGAGAAAGCAATGGATATGCTTGGGTTGATATAGGTCAATGGCCTAAGCCATTACACCCAGGTGCAAAAATACAATGTAAGTCAAAAGATTTCTTAAAGAAAATAAAAACTATCTACGCAAATGTTAGTTAGCACTAATACGTTTTTTCATACTTTCAACAAACTGTTCACGTAACCATTCAAAATCATTAATTTTGTTTAGTGCATCTACATCATCTTTGTGTTGAATACCATATGCTTTGCCTTCATTTGCGCCTTTAATACAGTAACGTCCAAAACGTCCGCCATTATCATCTTCACACCATGTTTTTAAACGATCTTCAGTTTCTTTAACAGGAGAATTAGGGTTAATTTGTGATGATAATTTTACACATTCACGGAATGCACTACGCCATGTTCTAAATGGATCTCTATTAAAACGTGTTATGTTTGAAACATCTCTAACTGGTTGATAAAATGCTGATCCTGTGCTGAAGTCTGGTAACACGTGTCCCATTTCAATAACTTGTTGTCTTGGAAATAATTTTATACCGCCAAATCCATATTCCAAATCATTAATTGGGTTACGAGCAAACCATACATATGTTGTATTAGCTCTTTTTGCCATTGGTGGAATATAATCAAAACAAAAATCATTCATAATATCTGCATCTGCATCAACAATATATACCATTTCTGATTTTGCTAGTTCTCCTGCTTTTTTATGAGCATTACCGATGCCTTCTACATTTTTAACATGTATTGCATCTGGAAAACGAACTTTTAGTTTTTGATAATTGTGGTCTGCTTCTGCTTCATGGAAACTGATCATAACAATATCAAAGTCTGCTTCGTGATAAGAGCCTATTACTTTATTTTTTACTGCTCCGTGTATTACGCCACCTGTTGGAACTAGTTGAATGTCTCCCCAATTTACAGGACGTCCAGTTCTTTTAATTACCTTTGGAAATTTGTGTATAACATTATGTCCTACATCACTTGGTTTATAGTGCCAAGGAAAATTAGGGTTTACTGTTGCTCCTTTAAGAACAACCCAAACCATATCTGATTTACCTGCATATTGTGATGCAAGTTCAGATAAAGAATCTGTATCAGTTGTTTTTTGATCTACGTAAATTATTGGATATGGAGTAAAAATAAATTTCTTTAATCTATCCCAAGGTGTAATTACACTTTGTCCATTAAAACTAAGTAAATTATTATTTATTGAAGTTTTGCTAATCATAACAATCGCCTTTTATTGTGTATTCTTTTGTGCCTATATGTGCAACTCTATCACTTAACTGATTGTCAACATGTGAAATATATCCATGTGTTGACGCTTTTTTGCAAAAATATATATCTTCGCCCATTAAGTTAGTATAGTCATCATTCCATTCAACGCTATAGTGAGGTTTAGGAATATTTTCATATACACATCTATTTACCAATAACAACCCACTGCCTAATGCAAATACTTCTTCGACACCGTTGCCGCTAAAGACTCTTTTATCAAGATTGGTTTCATTTTTAAATGCTACCGGTCTATGCGGTTTTACCCTAGTGCTATAATTTGCTCCTACAATGTCTTTTTTATGTGATAGCAAAGAAAATAATGCATCTACTGGAAATTTCATATCACTGTCAACCCAAAATATATGTGTTGCTTGTGTTTCTAAAACTTCGTCAACTAGTTGTTGGCGTTGCATTGCTACTTCACTACCCATTACCATATGTAAGGAAACTTTTTGTCCTGCCTCACCACATTTTTTCATAAGCATAGCCAAGCTATAACTAAATGTAGATGTTACATGGTCCCTTACTGGAACACATATTGCAACATTTGAGATATAATTAGGTTTCTGTATAAACTTGGGTATACTTACCATTTAAATTAATCAGTAAGTTCTGAGCCAAGCTCTGCTTCAATTTCTTGCACTGAGTCATTTAATGATTTAGCAAGAGTTGTGGCTGATTTAACACATGATGCAAATGCATCATCTGATAGTGATGCCATATAATTCATATGCTCTGGTTGAACTTTACCAATTGTAAGAATATCAATTGCTGCCAAACGTGCAAGACGTGATATCCAATATTCTTCTTCTGTTGCTTCAATGCCGCTAATTAAAGCGTCAAATTCACCGTTTTTAGCAACAAAGTCGGTAGCCACTGCTTCTAGTATTGCTAAGTCTGGATGTGACTGTGAACGTGCTTGCATTAGCTCATTTTGTAAATTTAATGCTTGACGTTCTATTGTTGGATGTGCTCCCAACAAAAATGTTTCTATTTCAAATCGTGTTCTTGAACTCATAGTTTTCTCCTGTATTGAGTATACTTGTATGTATTCGTTTAATTATACAACATAAAGCATACACTGTCAAGAGCGACTTGACAGTGTATAATCATAATTTATGATGCGCCTGTTGAGTTAGGGTTTTGCCATCCGCCAAAAGTGGCCGATAACTTAATGTTCGTTGTCACGTTAGGTGAGATGAACGTTCCTAATTGGTATAGTGATACTGTTCCACTAAGTCCAAAGTAGTCACGAACTGTGCTCATGCTAATTTGTGATCCGGTTGCTGGTAATGCCATTCTTGTTACTCCTCGAGTTTATTAACGTTAACAAACACTCGTTTGTTAGTATTATTTATCGTATTTAATATATTAGATGTGTTAATGGTTAATTATCTTTTGCCTTTTAAAAATTCTACTTCCTGTATGAGATTTTCAATTTGGCTTTGTTGTTCTTTTATTGCTTCAATAAGAACACCTACAATGTTTCCATATGCTACAGATTTATAGCCTGTATTACTATCATTGTGAACTACTTCAGGTAATACTTGTTCAACTTCTTGTGCTATAACACCAATTGACTGTCTTAGGTCGCCTGATAGTGAATCTGTTTTATCAAACATAACTCCACGCATTGCATTTACTTTGCTTAATGCATCTTCTATTGTTGTTATGTTGCTTTTTAGTCTTTCATCTGAGAATGCTGTAACATCACCTGATGCAGTAATTTCTCCTGTAACTGATAATGCTGAACTGCTAAGAACCATTTTTTCAGTATTATCAATATAAAATTGTATTTGTGTGTCTGCGTCAACATTTCCTACATCTGCATTAAATCTTAGGTTGTCACCAAATGAAACCATATCATGATATAATCCTGTTATAGTTGTATCATTTAATCTAACTCCTGGGTTTGTTGATTGAACAGTAAGTTCTTGTCCAGGTGTTAATGTTCCAACTGATAATTCTCCAGTTACTCCAAAATCACCTGTATAACTTCCACTCATTTTAAACTCTGTTCCGGTTAATGTCAACCCATTTCCGGCTGTATATGTTGTGTTTGTATCAGTATTTGTGTCTGTGCTACTAATAGTAAAGTTAGGATATGTTCCACTAATACTTGTAGCACCTGATCCTGTTAAACTTACAGTTTGGTCTGGTGCAGTATTTTGAAATTCTGTTCCAACTAAGTTTAATCCTGTGCCTGCTGTATATGTTGTATTTGTAAATGATGTAATATATCCTGCACCATTAGTTAACTGATTGTTATTAGTTGGTATTGTTGGCTTATTAGATAAATCTGTATAGCTTCCACTAAACAATTGACTAGTTGTTGCATAACTACTATCGTTTGTAAATGAACTTACATTAGTTGGTATACGTGCATCAACTCTAGCATTAGTATAATATAAGTTTGTTCCTTCTGTTAAATCAGAAGTAGTCTTAGCGTTAAATATTGTATTAACTCTAGCATCTGTATAATATAAATTTCCGGCTTCTGCAATGTCATCTGTATCTAATGCACCTGTTCCACCTGATACTGATGAATCAACATATGCCTTGGTTGCGGCATGATTGGCACTACTTGGTGCGCCACTTAATGTAAGTGCGCCTGTCATAGTGTCGCCTGCTTTAGCAACCTTTGTTCCTATTGCTGTAGTTAATGTTGTGCTAAGATTTGGATCATCACCTAATGCTGCGGCTAGTTCGTTTAATGTATCTAATGTTGCTGGTGCTGAATCTACAACACCTGCTACCGCTGTATCAGTGTATGCTTTTGCATCTACTTCGGCTTGGTCTGCATATGATTCATATGCAGTTGTGATTGCTGTTTCTCTTGTATCAGTGTATGCTTTTGC